CGCACTACTACGCCCTTCTCAATGTCAAACTTACTATAAAAACAGTCCGACTCACCAGAAGCTTCGGGCTTAAGGGTAATATCCCATTTCTCCTTCATATACACAGTATAGGCCTTGAGATTGAAGAAGTGGGAATACTTCTCGGGGAAACCGACCATACCGTCGTCCCCTTGGAATCCACCGATGACGCGCTTGTCAGAAGCAAACTCACGCTTAAGTGGACCGGCTAACTCTGCAAAGTGTATAATTGCTGCTTCATGCGCAATGCAAATATAGAAAGTAGTCAAGCCGGAAGTAAGGTACTCCCCTGAGAAGAAGCACCCTATCACCTTACGCCAAAACCCAACCCACGAACAAGTACTGACGGCTTCATTGGACGCGGAAGCGCCAGTCATAGTTTCAGCTTGTCCGTAGTCCACATGGCCTTCGGGCGTCAAACCCCGCTCAAAGGCCAGTAGCGCCAACATATGTAAAATAATCAACATGGAGGCCTTCAACGAATGATCGAACTTAGACGCGTCAAAATGAAAATAACGCATATCTTTGTCATCTGCAAACATAGTCTTAGCAAGCTCTTCCGCTCCCCCATGGGTAAAAGCAGTGGCGACTTTGTTTGTGTATCTTCCACGCATGAACTGGAAGAACGGTCCTGCAAACCACTTATCAATCATCATCTTCCACAAGGGAGTGATGTAGAAAGTGCGGGTCTTCTCAGGATCGTCCCCTTTTTGCTTAACTTCGACTTTCGCCGCAAGCTTATACAAAACAAGGAATACATCATCAGGGTTGATAGGAATACCAGCCTTGATGGCATTTTCGACTCTAGTAGCGATGTCTTCCACTTTAAGGGACGCAGCGAACATGAGGTCTTCTTTAGTTCGGGGTCTGTTGTCCCACCGGAAGCCAACTCGTCCGTCCTCTGTTTGCAAGAATATTTCTTCTCCAAACCAGATACCGCCTTTCTTCTCATAAGGGACTTTCATAGTAAAGGCAGATTGTTGACGGAGGGGCTCCGGCCTCACCGCTAGTGCAGGGTCATATCCGCATCTCGCTAGATAACGCACTATTGCTGTGGAAACAACACGCGGATCCTCATCGATCTTCATTCGATCACGCTTCATATTCTCCAAAGATTTTAGTACACCTCTCTGTCCCCCAGAGAGCCAGCTGGTCTGGTACGAAGTGCGGACTGCCGCGCCGACGCCAGCATCATAAAACTCAAGCTCAGTCACCACGTCTCTCAAAAATCGAGTATGGGGCTGGCGCTGATCGGGGAGCTCTCCCTCTTGCAAAGGACCCATGTCCGGAGGGACCATGGTAGGGCCAAGACCGACGATGAGCGGCGGGCTCAAAGTCATGGGAATGACGTTCTGATGCTGAATCAACTGCGCAGCAGCTGCAACAAACTCTCGCTCATTGTCCCTTCTCAAGTAATCCAACTCATTTCCACCTTCCTCGAGCTGGGCAACATATTCTTTGCCAGTCACGATTTTCTCAAATTGATATTGTCCTTGAAGTCGAGTTATGCGGTACATTTCTCGAAAAGCGCAGATGGCATCACGCATAGTATTAGTCGCGTCGTGACCGACACCTTCCATTGAAAGCCAGGCTTCGGTTACTCCGGGAGTGTAAGATTCTACTTGCAATTTATGCTCTGCTTGAACAGGTAAAGCCACTCGAAAACCGTGTACAGTGGGTCTATCGATAGGCAACACAGGGTGCAAAGAAACTCTATGTCCTCTTTCCGTAAGTGTGACGTTGATTCTGAAATAATCAAAAATCCACTTATATCCGCCGTGAATATATCTCTTATCAAGTCCTCTACACCAGTCACGGATCTTGCCCAGTCTGAGGATATCAATCCCTTCGGAAGTCACCGTAACAAACTTGCTACGAGGCGTTGTGGAAAGTCAGAAGAACTCTACCGACGTCTACGTTTGCAGGCGTCGGC